TTACGTATATCAAGGGTAATGTACGAGACAACCCCAGATTCGATGATAATGATCTCACGTTCTATGAAGTTACAAATACTGACTACCGGGTATATTATGACGGTGGAGACGGTGGAGACGGTGGACGGGGCAAGGAAGGACAATCCGGGCGTAACGGACCCATGGGTAAACACGGGGCATATCTTGCTTCAAATGGAAGCAAAATCCATCCAGTAGAAAATTCCGCTAATGGTGATAAATCCGATGGAGATTTCCAGGATCAAACAACACCCGGATTTGGGGATACCCCCTCCACCACAAACATAACTGTTAGACCAGGTGATGGTGGTAGAGGAGGTTACGGTGGTCCATCAGGTGGTGGTGGTGGATACGAAGCGGGTGGACGGGGTGGTGACTACGCAGGCTCAGGTGCAACAGGTGGTAATGGACGCTCAGGGCGAAACGGTGTAGCCACGCAATTTGATTCAAATGCTGGTGACAGGAACGGAAACGGAGGTGATATTGGAAGAAGTTCTGGTGGTTCGAGTTACGCTCGTACACTTGGTGGTGACGGTCGTGCCGGAAAAGATGGTGGTAGCGGAGGATCCTACATTACTGAAAATTCGCGAGTGTTGTCAACAACCGGACAGACGATATGATAATCTATGTATATACTAAATGATCCCATTCATCATTGGGGCCGTTCTCATGTACGCCTTCTTCAATGCACCTTCTGAACAGGTACCGGGGTCCAAGAATTTCCACATGTCTGACGGTGCATCCGCGGCCATGTACAAACACATGAAGGATCAGGGCATGTCTGACGAAAACCTGAAACGTTTCGTCATCATGGAAGATCATTTATTGGAATTGGAAAAAGTATCTGTGTGTACAGGTATCCCCCGTCTTGGTGAAGCGACCAGTATGTCTCAGCAGATCAAGGATATTTTCATGGGTTACGACTTTTCGTATCACACCTTTCACCTCAAACAGGTTGCTGACCCCAGTCGGCTCATAAACAAATTCGTGTCATGCTAATCAAACCCACCAACAATGACCGGTGTTTTTCACTCGACACGGTATTGACATTATCAAATATATGCATGATGAGATCGTTATCATCGATGGCGTCTTCATCATGTATTTTCTCTTCGACTCGAAGATAATCCGCAATCACGTAGATGATGGCATCCAGTAGTTCTTCGGATGCCATCTCGAGCCATGAGTTCTTCTTGGTCCCCCATGTCACTGTGTCATCCAGTACACGAACACCATGACCATACTTCGTTCTACCAAGATTTAGACGACCAACGATAGCATGTCGGATCGTCATTGTATACCTATGTACCCGAAACTTTATATCATCCGTTCACGTTTCGCCTTGACCACGGGTTTGGGACTAGGAGTCTTCTTGTTTTTGTTGTTCAGCCACGTCTTCTTGTACCTCACCAACTTAGCTTTGGTTGGTTGATGTACGTTGATGTAGTTCAAGGCACTCTTTTTGTAGGCGGCTACCATGTTCCGTGGTATACCATTGACATTCAAAGAATTTAGGATACGTTTCTTGTTCAGATCACGTTTACGTTGATCTTTCCACTTATCCACCACCTGTTTCTTCACCTGATCGACATTCTTCTTGAAGGGGACACCGGATTTGTTACCACTCGTCATCTTATTGAGTTGAGTTTTCATTTCACGGACGTCATTGTTCAGGGATGGCATGACGTTCTTGTATTGATCCATCCATCGCTTACCGTAGAGCTTCACGATATCTTTACGGATGGAATTTTCGTCGAGGCCCCGCTTTTTAAGAACGGTCGTGTTGGGCTTTTTGGGGGAGGCAGTCTTCGGCTTCGGCGTCGGCTTCGGCGTCGCCTTGGCCTTGGTTAGTATTTTTTGTGCAGCTTCTATTTTCTTACAGATCGCATCCTTCGTTTCGTTGGCCGAGACATTGATCTTCATGATTGCCGCAGTCTTGAGGAGTTCATCCTTTTTCATCTGTCTACAAATCTTTTTTCCTACACGAAACGTTGTGTTTGTTTTGTTACCAACCTTGTTGAGCAGTTTTTTACAAATCTCATCCTTCCTGGCAGCCCTGAACCCATCGTTGCCTTGAACACGGAAATTGACAACACCCATCTGACGTGCAAGATTCATGAGTTCAGGTTTCTTCATGCGTGAACAGGTCTTGGCGTTGATCACACGCTTCGCATATTTTCTCTTGGGTTGTGGTGTCACCTTGGCCCTGGATTTGGGTTTGGCTTTAGTACGAGCCTTGACACCTTCGTCGAACTGACCAGTCACACTGATCTGACCATCATCGTTCAATGTTTCCACCAAGGATTTACCAATCTCGTACGCCTTTAGCATGTCAGCGGGGTTCTTGGCACCGGATATCTGAACGTTCCCGGACTTAGTGACGATAAACTTTGCGTCATCCATGTATAAATAAAGGAATGGAGAAAGTTCTGGTTCATAGGAAGCATCCTTGATCCCATACATCCTCGCACGCTGAGCTAACACGGACAGATTGTTGAATACACCATTTATCCTGAACTGACCACTAAGATTGTTGTAAGTGAAGGGGTTGTAAAAGAATGGTTGACGTTCCGTGTATGTGTTAACGACGTAGCGTCTGATAAGCTCTGGTTGATTGGCAATGTTTGTACCCACGAAGCCACCCGAAAAGCGGATCTTTCCATTCTTGTAGATGTTTACAGTGACACCCTTCGACTCACCAAAGTCATTAGAAAGTGTCATCTTAAACTGGGCCGTAAAAAACGCGATACCGATGTTACCCTTGGGTCCAGCTTCGCGGGTATGCGAGANCCCTTCACGCATCGAGCCGTACCACCCCTTTATTTCGGTCGTGTCCAGATAAAGACCCTCGCCGATGGCTGTTTTAGGTAAAGGTGTTTTCATGAGTATCTTTTTAAGATCCACGACGGCATCCTTCTGCCCGAAACCAGAATCGACTGTCGCGTTGAACATACCCGGGTTAAGTTTAGTCATTTCAAGGGGTGTCAGTAACTGTCGAATATTATTATTGGTCAGACCACCGAATTCATTTTCTTCGAATTCTTTGAAGGCTCCTTCATATGTTTTGTTGTTGATCATATTCCTCTGTAGAACTTGGGGAACTCGCACCTGTCGCGGTGGTGTTCGGAAACCCGCGGCACGTTCACGCTGTCTTCGAAGCATATTTTCTTCCAGTTCTCGGGCAAAATTATTGTCAGAGTTGGAGTCCGGACTTTGAATCTCGACACCAGACTGTCGGACAAATTCCTTTATCCTCTGGCTCATATTACTAGATGTTGATATTTTTTTTAGTAACCACTAGTTAGGATTTCTTCATTATCGTCAATCACGTCGACACCATAGAAGACGGGTTGCTTTCTGTAGGATCGCCCCTTGTAGGTCACCGCTTCTTCACGCACCTCGATACCATAGGAACTGAATGGGCCAGCGTACGCATCCGGGTTGAAGCGAGGTTTGGCCAGGTTGAGTGTCTGGGTACAGTGCAGCGTATAGGCTGGGGTAAACACCGACTGGGGCACAAAGAGTTTCGGATCTCTATCAACCGCACTACTTTCGAGGAAGTTTGTCAGGGAGCTCGTCACCATCGCAACCTGCTTCTGGATCTTCTTGAAGTACGCAGGAACAACGGCCCATGCGTCTCTATCGGCATACTTCTGGCCGTATTCGACGTAGGCACGAATGCATTTAAGAAGAATCGCTGGAATCTCACTCGCCAGTTTGTTGTTGAGATGTGGATCAGCATCGTTATCCTTCACTTGCTTCGGAAAATCGAAAACCAAAAGACGGCGTAGAATGGATCCAGACGCGTCTCTATAGTCGGGAAGTTCGTTACCAGCCATACACCCCGGTGTCGTCCATTTCATAGACTTTGCCTTTTCGTGTTTGATTGCGATACTTACGTCTTCACCACTGATGATCGACTGGAGTTCAGCCTGGTTGAGACTCATGTTCGTTTTACACTCGGGTGCGATGAACATGAAACCGTCATAGATGGCCGAAAGACCGAACTGTTTCTCAGAGTTGGAGCTCAGTGTCTTGACATCTTCGGCCTCGTAGAATTTCTGGAACACATTTGTTAACAACGTCGACTTACCCGTTCTAGCGACACCCTTACAGTACATCGCAATCTGCCAACCATCCAAATCGTTTACATCGAAACAAAGACGTCCACCCATCACGTACATCCATCGAGCAACATCCTTGTCAAACCCCTGGTAGTCCAGGATACTCTGAAAATAGGGCGTCGGGATGTCCCACCAGTCATCCACATGATCGTAACTTTCAAACATCTGATCGAAATATTTACAGCTGACGATCGTGGCGTCAAGGCACCTATACTCCTTGCTGTCGTAGCTATAAAACTTGGACCTAAACTTACCGAGACTTGGAACCCACTCCTTGCCGATGAGGATTCCATTTTTGAAGCTCCACACATGGCGATTCTTGGTAATCTCAGGGAACTGTATGTCATAACACTTTGTTACGTGTTGAACAACATCCCTGATGGTTGCACCACGGGATGTAAGGTTCTCCCAGTTCAGTCGGTTCGTCTCCTTTTGTGAAAACATATACAGTTCCGACTCGATCGTCCTATTGGGCTTCCATGCACGGGTGGCATATCCTTCAGGAGTGATGATCTGTGTGCAGCAGTACCCCTTGTAACGGCGAATGTTGTTTATGCATGTATGATTCAGAAAGGCGAGAATCGACTGCTGATATGGACTGAGTGTATCCGACTGAATGGTGTTACATCTAAACAAAATCGGATCAGAGTCGGGGTTCACGGGAATGCACGTTGGGTTATTGATTCGTTCATACATTCTCGCATGGCGAAAGACAATCTGAAACGCATCATCTACTTGTTCAATGAGACGATTAATGCGTACCGAAACCTTCAGACCATCATCGTTGGGTTCGTAATCTGAAATTTCAAGAGCTGCTGCTCGGTGATACATGTGACCCATTAGAGTGATGACGCGTTGACGCGAGGATGAAATGTGGTCCATATCGATACGAAACGGTTTCCCTGTCGCTGGGTTGATTTCTTCGGGTCTAAAAAAACGTTTGTACCCGAGTTCAGTTGGAACAGACGTATTGTTCTTGTTGTCCATTTCCCATTCCTTCTCCTGTTCTTCTAGAACTTCTAGGAGTCGATCGGAATTCAACGACTGGACCGAATTCTTTAATATCTCCATATTCGATTGAAGTTGGTCTGCATCTTCGGATATGTAGTGGGTGTCCTTCATCCCTCGATTTACTAATACTCGCATCTATTTTTTAAGCTAGCTTGCCAAGAATCTTTATGAGGATTTTATTTTGTGTCTGTACCTGCTGTACCAAAGCTACCAGGGCACTGCATACGGTGTCACCTTCGGGGGTCGTGAGAACGTCAACCAGGTCGATACCAACTTCCTCATCCATGAACATCTCTTCATCTTCCTCCTCTGGAAGAATCTCTCCTTCTTCGAGATTCTCGGAAATCTCATCGGGGTAGGTGGTCATTTGAGGTATACGGAGAAAAGACCAATGTCTATTTTTCGCGACGTGCGGTATCAGGCCAAATTAAAATCTTGCTATATAGTACAAAACTCTCATAATGGCCGGTGGTCTCATGCAACTCGTAGCTTACGGTGCCCAGGATGTATACCTGACTGGCAACCCCAAGGTAACCTTCTTCCAGGCTGTGTACAAGCGTCACACCAACTTCGCGATGGAGAACATCGAGCAGACGACGAACGGTAACCCCTCCAACAACGGTCGCATCTCCGTGACTGTTGCCCGCAACGGTGATCTCATCGGCGACATGTACGTCGAGCTCACCTCCAAGTCCACCCTCGCCACCGTCACTGGTGCCGCGGACGACTGCAACTGGGTCGCTGAGCGTGCGATCAAGACTGCCGAGCTTTCCATCGGTGGCCAGCGTATCGACAAGCACTACCAGCGTTGGTGGCGTATGTACTCCGAGCTCTACCTCGACGAGTCCAAGAAGGCTAACTGGGGTAAGATGACCTCGGGTAAGGGCCAGGTGTTCCTCCCCCTCATCTTCTTCTTCAACCGCAACCCCGGTCTCTACCTTCCCCTCATCGCTCTCCAGTACCACGAGGTCCGCATCGATTTCGATCTGACCGACGAGTTCGAGACGTACTTCAACACCAACACCTTCAAGGTCTGGGGTAACTACGTGTACCTCGACACTGAGGAGCGTCGCCGCTTCGCCCAGAAGGGTCACGAGTACCTGATCGAGCAGGTCCAGCACACGGGTGTTGACTCCGTTGTCGCGGGTGAGACCAAGCAGGTCCGCCTCTCGTACAACCACCCCATCAAGGAGCTCGTGTGGGCCGCCGCCCCCGCCTCCTCGACCCGTGCCAAGCTTTGGAACTTCACCTCCAACGTTGCGGACGCCGATGTTGTCCTCAACTCCGATCCCACGGATCCCACCAACTCCAACTGCTTCGTGCCCCTCACTCAGGCGACCGGTGTTCCCCTCTTCGCCTCCGAGGGTTCTCTCCGCCTCATCGAGGAGGGTGCCTCCTCGGCTGCCGCTGTCGGCCCCATCGAGACCTTCAAGCTCGTTCTCAACGGCCAGGACCGCTTCAAGGAGCAGTCCGGTAAGTACTTCAACCAGGTCCAGGCGTACAACCACCACTCCGGTTGCCCCATGCCCGGTATCTACTCCTACTCCTTCGCTCTCAAGCCCGAGGAGCACCAGCCTACCGGCACGTGCAACTTCTCCCGCATTGACAACGCCCAGGTTGCCATCAAGATCAAGGAGGCCATGGGTACCGGTGCCGCGACTTCGCTCAACATGTTCGCGACCAACTACAACGTCCTCCGCATCCAATCGGGTATGGGTGGTCTCGCCTTCTCCAACTAAGTACCTAAGTGTATTAGTTTAATTGAAATTTTGTACAATTTAAAATACGCCTCTCACATATTTTAAAATGTACCCCCCATCGGCCATCAGAGATACATCCCTTCACGAAGTTGTTCATGAGTTACCTTTATGTAGAGATGTTGCCGAACATATTCTAAGCTTTATCGACCCGTTCATCGTGTTTGATAATGACCCCGACTTATTCTGGTTTACACTTGGGAGAGAGACTTGTAATCTCTATTTGTGGAACCATCACTGTCATGCGTACGCATGCAATGCATTTGGAAAGTCTGCAAAGATTTCTCAGCAATTGAACATGTATAAACTGATTGTATGTTTCAAAGGAAATCTCGACGGTCTATTCTGTGCATACTATGGTATTGAATCTGAAGAAGAATATCGATTCCGTGAACGTTTCGATAATATTTCTATTACGGATGTGTTCTACAACAATTATAGTATCCAAAATCCTCCAACACCTGATAACCGCCTCCGGAAATACTTTCATGAACACGAAAAACATTACATCAGTACTTTCATCACGCGATTCAAAGAGTACCTTGACAATTTAGAATCAACAATTGATGATATTCCGTATAAATCGCGATCATCTTTTGTCTATGACACGAGGAAACGAATCAAATCTGGTATTTTAAAGGCTCGGCAAAAACTTGATAAAANNNANANNNANNAGAGAAACTATGTACGAAATC